TGGGTTAGAAAAGTAGCTTATGAGGCTTTACAACGTGAATTTCCTAGTTCAGAATATAAAATTGCAGAAGCCAAAGACGAGTTAATGTGGAGAGAATCTGTACAAAGACGAATCGAAGGAAGAAAGCAGAAAAACTAAATTAACTAAAATGAAAAGAATATCTTGGGTCGCTTGTCCTAAGTGTCAGGAATATACTGACCAAAAAGTAAGGAGGTCTGATCGAAACTCAAAACACGTTATTGTTCGTAGAAGACAGTGTTTTAAATGTGAGCATATTTGGCATACAATCCAGTATCCAGAAATGATAGTAGATGATATGAAGGCTCGTTATATATTGTGTGAATGACCTATATTAAAAAATTTTTTTAAAATTGCTTTTGCCGTTTTAGGGTATGGGTATTTTGCTTTCTCTTTTCGCATTTCTTTTACAACACGATCAGCTTCTAACTCTATAAGTCTGTTTAATAACGAAGCCATAAAAATATCTTGGTCAAACTTCTTCCTAACCATGTGAGTGCAATATCTTTTTATATTATCTAAATTATCACTTTTCATAATTTCTCTACACTGCATTTCTATCTCTAGTTCCAACTCTGGTGGTGCTGGTTCTATATCAATGTTGAGAAATTTAGTAACTTTCATTTACTGAAGAGATGTGGTAGACCCTGGGAACATTCTGGCTTCGATAAAAGCAACTGCTTGATCGTCTATTGTGTTATCTGTCTGTTTAGCTATAGCTTTTAGCAAATCCATAATCAATCTTTTCATTGCTTTGGACTTAATGAATACCAAAAGAATAGGCTTTAAGATCTTTACCATTTGTATGTAGCGTCTATTTCTACTTTACTCCTATTTGCCAAACTTGGCCTCAATCCTTATATTTATAGTATATCACTAAGATTATGGCAACTCAAGACCCGAAAACCGACCCACAAGTGGAAGAAAAAGAAGAAAAAGAAGGTCCTTCTCTTATATCAAATTTTGTCCAGATGATTATACTTTTTTGGAGTTTATCAGTAATTTCTTTTGCGTATTTTGGAAATTCAAACAAACAAATTGACACCACATTCGCTGCTGGATTGCTGTCGGCAGTGATGTCTAATATGGGATTACAGGTGAAAAACAACGCAAATGGCAAAAAGAGGCCATTTAATGTAGTATCTAATAAAGACAATAAAGCTGGAATTAAATGAAAAAACTAATACCGTTTCTATTTATTATGTCCGCACCAGCTTATGCGGATATGACCCACAATATATCATCTAGCGTAAAGTTTGAATCTCTTTCAGCAGCTAGTACGGCTGATAAGATTGGGTCGTCATACAGCATTTCAGGTAATAATGTAACAACTGTAGACTCTAACTCAGCAGCTACTATTGGTGGTTTTGGTTCTGCAACTAATGGAGTTCCTAGCATTTCATTCCCTTCTGCAACTCAAGCAACCAGTGGTGAAGCGTTTTCATTTGCTCAATCCTATGTTGAAGGAGATGCTACACCAGGTAGTGCAGTTACAGTTGGTACTGTTCCCAACTTCAGTGATTTAACCTCTACAAGTGCAGGAAGTGTAGGAACAGCAGCAGTAGCAATAGATAATCACAATATTACAATGACACCTGGAACGGGAACAGGTATCGTAATAACAGGTCAGTTTGTCGTTGATCTTACCATCGAATGAGGAGGCTTCTTCTTCTTGGCTTTGTTATATCTGCTCCTTGTTACGCTGTGCCAGTTATACCTAATTTTACGCAAGGCAGCTCCACAAGTCGAACAGAAACTTCCACAATTATTACAGAGTCTATACGAACAACAGAATATAATTCTGGGTTTTTGTATTCAGTTACAGGATCAGGAATACAGCATGACGGATCTTCTATATCTCCAGCAACTACCTCAGTTAACGAAACTATAAACGGAACTACTTATACATGGCAGGGATTAAATTTAGATTCAAGACCAAACTGGACTCAAACAAATCAGGGAGATGCCTTTCAATTTACAGAAGTTTATCAAGCACCTGGTTTAGAATCCGTAACCGATATAACCCGAACCATAGAAAGTACAAGCGTAACAGATACCACAACTATCTTCTCGCAATAAGTCTTATAAGTAATCCTGTATTTGCTAATACCAGCAATACGGCTGCTCCTGTAGCTCAATCCTCATCTTCAGTATCTAACTTTGCAACCCAAGTTTTAGGTGGTCCGATGGTTGAAAATCAATATGGTGCTGGAATAGTTTGCTCTGGCCCACAGATGGGATTTAGCCCTTTCGTAACCACAACATTTAATCAAAGAAGGCCAATGGATTACATTTACCATACTCCTGTGTACGACAATACAGATGCTAATAATGATAACGTACCAGATAACCCAGGAAATATACTTTATTATCAAGAAAACTATAGTGGTAACAAGGACTCTCTAGGACTTAACTTTGGATTTGCGTTTACATTTAATATTCCACTGGATAACAGGTTTCAAGACTCTTGTTTAGACGCTGCAAATACTCAAATAAAACTACAAAAACAAGAACTAAATGCAAAGATGCTTAATTATGAAATCGCAAGATTGAAAAATTGTGGTGAACTTATGCTGGCTGGTATATACTTCGATCCTAAAAGTGAGTTTGCAAAATTATGCGAGGGAGTTCGTATCGCTCCAAAACCTAATCAAGTTATACCGCACACTCACGAACTAAAAATAGGCCAGTAGATAAGTCACGGGTATTACACTTATCTACGGATAATTATTCTACCTTATCTTTCTTGGGTTTGCTTAAACGTTTAAAAACCTGTCGTACCAAGGGTTTTACGAGATTAAGTAATAATGGAGTAGTGGCAGCAACGCTAGCAATGAGAGCAGTGCTAACAAGCTGTGGAGGATTCGGTATGTATTGCTCGATGAATTTAACGTCCTCATAGAGAGTTATACATTTACTATTATCTTCGCTTCTTTTATGTCCGATAACACGTTCCAATTTAAACTCTGAAGCATATTGGCCTACTCTTTGGTCATTCGGTCCAGGGCACTCGACAAAAAGTGTTTTCTCTTCTTTCTTTTTTGGTTCGTATTTCGGTGGTTCTACTGTTGGCGGTACAAACTCTTCTGTCTGATTGGGGGTTTCGGCTTGTGTGTACTTAAATTCGTTGGGGTTATACTCCAGAGGTTCAAAACTAGGAATACTGAAGTTACCACATTCTGTATATGTTCCATATTCATCTTTAGGGTTATCAATAAGGCTAGTTAAATTATTTCGATGAACTCTTACACAACCTGGAATATCTACGATAGGTTTATTTATATAATTTACTGTTGGATTATTAAATTTCCATATTGGTATTTCATGTATTTGAATCTCGTTTATCTGAAAACGAGGTATTTCAGTCGTAGGCATCTCTTCTTTTATATACTTCTACATATGAGTCGCATTTAGGACAGCTAAGATTCGTAACCATTGAGTACTCTTCATATAGTACGGGTTGAAAATCCTCTTCAATATCTGCATCTGCACCCCAGATTAGTTCAGTTTTACAGTGCCAGCAGTTCATTTTTTAGGTATTGGCATAGATGGGCCTGTAACATCAGGTATTACATTATTTAATACTTTTGGCATAGAACCCTGTATATTTCCAAGAATCTCATTCATAACTTGAGATTTGAAGTTTTCAGATGTTACATATTTGTAGCCTAAATAGGCTCCGCCACTCATGGAAGCTACCATTACAAATGAGACAATACTCAAAATGTTAGCAATTTTTTGAAACATGATAAAATTTGCAATTATTAGAGCTATGTCAGTTATGACATTTGCTACATTACTGCTAATTATAGGTCTATCTCCTCTCTACGTCACGATGGGCTTAATGACAAGACAAATGCAGGAATCTAAGAGTTAGGATCTCTTGGATATTGTGTCATATTAGGAGTTCCATCTTCTTTATTGCTATATAAAGTTACTAAAGCTGCTGTATCTGCACAATCATCAATTTCAGTTTCTCTGGTTAGACAAGCAGTTCTAACAGCAGTTCTGTAAGTTTTTATTGTTGTGGGTATAGCTTTTGATGTCTCTGCTTTTCTAATAACGTACCAATCATATTTTGCTAACAAATTACCAGCAGCAGCTTTTTCTTGTGCTTTTAATTGTGATTTAACACCCAAAGTAACAACCTGATCTCCGTTTTCATCTTTTAATAAATCCCCATTTTCGTCTGTTGCGTCTACATCATCGAGTACTTTTGCAGTTCCATCTCCATTATAAAAACGTGAATCATATATTGGATCGTCTGCAACTTCAGTAATGCCAATATCTTTCTTTTCTTGTGCTGTTGATAATCTTAACCAGTTGGCAGGGTAATGTATATCCCCATGAGTAAAGGGAACATCAACTGCAAGTGGGTTTCCGTTTAATTTAAAAGCCATATCTATATATTACCTTGCCCTTGCATTTTTGAAAGGTGATTCCGCAAATGCTAAATAAATGTATGTTTCGCCATTTTGGTTAGTTCCTTCATCTGCATTTGTTCCTCTAAGTTTAAAACCATTCGACAAGAAATCTAAAGCATTATATGCACTACTTTCAAATTCAGCACCACTAGTATTGGCCTGAAGGTTTAAATCTACATCATTAAATGGATTTCTTTTATTATCAAACATACGCCAGTTTTGTGTACCACTTGTCCTTTTTATCATTACCCAAGCTGGTCTGAAACCTGTAAAAATAAACGCTCCATCACTTGATCCGTTGCCTGTATATGTTCCAAACTTGCTATACCCCGCTACTTCAGAAAAACAATAAGCCACATAATTCTCACTTGCTTTATTTGTTGTGAAATTATATCCAAGAGAAAATACAGAGGAAGTAGGTAATGTTTGACCCATATAATTGACGTCAGTTTGTACTCTAGCCTCATCCGTATCTAATACCAAATAATCTGTATTAGCATCAGTAACTTTATGATGATAAACAGCCCAATGAGTATCAGCACTACTATAACTTCTTGCCTTCATTATTATTAGTTGTGGAGTAACTCCTAACCCATGACCTATCGTTTGAAATACGGATGATGAAGAACTACCTGAAGCATTACCTGTGTAAGTAATAATAGAAAATCCTGCACTTGTATTTACTTTTACAACTGCTTGTCCAGTTCCATCAAAATTACTTGACCCAAGAGTTGAGTTTGTATTTACTGCACCCCCCATCCCACTGTGGTTTTGGCAATAATAATACAACTGAGGAGCAGAGGCAGCTACAGTTATTGTTGTTTTATAAGCACTATCATCTTTTGTAACACCAGTTGTATATTCTGACCCACCTCCATGTGTGCCATCTGATGTTGTAGAAAATCTTACTGGATGTGATTGTGCTGAACTATCTGACCAATCAAAGACATAAGTACCACCCTCTGCAAGATCAAGAGTGACAGCAGACGTTCCAAAACCATCAAATCTGTATTTATTTCCAGAGTCAGAAACAACTGTAACTGCATAAGTTTTGCCGTCTGTATCGCCTGCGTTCCAATTCCAACCTACATATGTTCTGCCACTAGCGTTCATCCTCTGATATGCAGAATCTGCATTTGCATCATTACTTCCTTTTCCAAATGTAAATCCGTTTGTATCAAATGATTCAAAACCACCATCACTTGTCGATCCTTCAGCTTCAGCTGAGTTAGTTCCACTAATAAATGCTCCAACATTTCCATTTCCAGAACCACTATCTGTATATTCTTTTAAAGAATAAACTAAATAATGACTCATTATAGATACAGTTCTTGCTTTTACCCAAAGCCAATCAGGTTGAAATTCTAATCCAGTGATAGATCTATTATTAGTACTATTACCAGACCAAAGCAAAATATCAAAATGTTTATTAGGTAATAATATTGTTGGGTCGGGTAAGTTTGCTGAACTTAAATTTTTATATCCTGTGGGTACTGTATAATCAAATGCACGTTGACCAAAATTTATATTAAATGTTCCCCAATATCCAACAACAGGCATAAATCCTTCAGACATATCTAAACCAGTATATGCAGTTCCTTGTGATGCACCATTTTTATAAAAAGCTATTGAACCATTATCTGCGTCTACAGCAACACCAATTATGTCATTATCTGTATATGAAGCTCCATAACTTGCAAAATTACCTGGAGATGCAGCTTTACTTCCATCAGCAGCATAGGCATACGCACCAGCGACATCAGCATAAGCTAAATCAAGTCCATCATCAAATTTTGCTGCTTGATTTATGATTCCAAGATGAGTTCTTGATGCTGCTGCTGTTGCAACATCTGTTGCATGAACTTCCCAATACCATTTTCCACTTGTAGGTATTTCAATAGTTGCAACTGTTGTCATATTGACATTTCCTTCTCCGCCAGAACCAGCAGCAACTTTTAAATTTCCTTCGCTTAAAGATAAACTACTGGTATTACCGCCTGATAATTTGTCTAAAACATTTAAAGTAGGAAAATTATTAGTTGGGGTATCTTCTAAAGAATCATTACCTATACCAGCACTTACAGAAAAATTATTTGGTGTAAAGTTGTTGCCATTACCAGATGAATCTTTACCAAGTGTTGTTGCACTCGTTCCAGAATTGTCTGAAAAATTCAAATAAAATCCATTTGTTCCATAACTTCCTGTATATTTTTTAGGATTCCATTGACCTGTAATTACATTTGTTTCTCCAAAATATGAGGGATCATATTGAAATCCATCAATAAAATTAATTTCTGCCATATATCCACCATGAGGAGCCCAATTACTTAGGGTTGGATAACCATTACCGATAAGCATTTTATATGAACTATTATTTATTAAACCTTCATAGTTTTGTGATGGATAACTTTCCGTAGAAAATGATGTAACTTGTTCTCCATTTACATATAATTTTACTCTGTTAGAAGAAGTGCTTTGTGTTGTATCAACAGCCCAAACAATGTGATACCAAGCACTAGGATCACGAAACACTTGAGTTGTTATAAGATTATAATTTGTTCCACCGCCAGAATAATCATAAGATTGTGCAGTTATTCCATTAGAAGAATTAAAAATTATATAAGTATGACTATTACCGCTTCCAAGTTCTGTAGTTGATGAGAAAAGGGCTCCATAAGTTGTGTTTGTCTTTTTTACCCAACCACTCCAAGTAAAAGTTTTACGATTTCCACTAGAGCTAAGAGTTCTTTGTAGCTTTGGAGCATCACTCATATTAAACCTTAAACTACGTTCTACTTCGTATGCTTTCTTCCCTGCTATGAAGAAAGGGTTAGGACTGCCAAGACTGCTCATTAGCTAAAGTTTCCAATAAACTGTGCAGCTATATTCGTGTTGGTTCGTGCTATCCAAGCAATGACATCTACCTGGTTTGCACCTGTTGATAATGTGGGTGCTGTGCCATCGCTGAAATCCCAATATGAACCAAAGGCTGCGGTTCTACTTCCTGTACCATCTTGAGTTATAAATAAAACACCACTCTGTCCAGCAGAAATATTGGAAGGGTTGGCAAAGGTAACATTACCAGTAAGTGTTGTAGAAAAATTATTAGCAGTTCTAAAATCTAAGGTAATTGTAGAAGCGTAGGAGACAGCAGATATTTCTCCAATAGTTCCTTTTGTGGTTACTCTTCCGTTACCAGAACCACCACCATTATCAAAAACAAGCGTATTTAAAGTACTTGTTTCATGTGCGACATTAGTGACTTTTAGTGTACTCATGGCTTGGGATATTTGTCTTTAATAGCTTTAATAGTAGTTTTCCAACCAGCTACACCATTATGATAAATGTCATCTAGCTGATCTTCAATACTTGGATATTCGTTAGCTCTATTTCTTGAATATTCAAGGGCTGCGTATTCAGCATTTAGTGTGGTTCGTGCAGCATCTATTTTACTTTGCTCAAGAGTTACAGATTTACCATCTTTATCAAATGCTCCAGCAGTATCATCAATACTGACAACTGTTCCAGCGTATGCTTTGTAAATAGCTTCGTGATCTAAGGCCATTATGCTGCTACCTCCGAAACAGTAATAGAACTAACGACCATTCCACTCCTTACGCTATCTGTACCATCAGATGAACGATTTACAAATAGTTCACTACCGCCCTCACCTCTATAAACTTGAATTTTATAAGTATGTGTACCTGCACTAGGGGTGTCTAAAAAAGTAAAACCATTTACCCTTAGTTGATTAGCTCCTCTTGTTTGATCAAAATAAAGACCAAATGTTGCTCTTGATCTGTTACTACTTGCATCTCCAATAAATATTGATGTATCTGATCCGCTAGTAGTTCTAACTAAACGTGCAACCGCAAAAGTATCACTAGAACCAGATATAGAAAGAACACCCTGTAAAAGAACTTTATTAGATCCTGTATTAGTGATTGAAACAGAAAGTCCAGTAATATCTGTAAAAGTTTGATAAGCTGAAGTAGAAAAAGTATCAGTTTTTGTTGTTGAAACAACTTGAAGAATTTTACCTGTTGAAGCAAATGATAAATTTCCCGAAGCATCTGTAACAATCGCCTGTCCAGATGTCCCATCAGCATTTGGGAGTTTAAATGCCACGTCTGCCGATGTTGGTGCGGAAGTTGGTACGTTTAGTGAAACAACATTACCACCTGAGTGTTTTAGTGATATTTTGCTCATAATTAACTAGGTTCAGTAGGAAAAGTAACAGAACTCATATCTAAATTACCATCAGAATCGAGTTTAGGGGAGGCACTTGCAGGTAAATCACGCAAACTTTGACGATATGTTTTCCAAGCTGTTGATAAAGTTAAATCAGAACTGGCTCTCCAATCACAAGCTGCTAATCTTGCATTTCTTTCTACTCTTAATAGTCTCATAGGTTCTGCATTTGTTAACTTTGTAAGTTCTGCGTCTATTGCAGATTCAGTTGGTTTTGTAGAACTATCTTGCCAATCTAAACCAGAATATTCTGTACCTGCCCAAGACCATTTTGCACCTGTTTTTAAGCTACATAAAGCATCGCCTTTAGTGTAAATCACTAAGTGTCTCCTAATTTTAAAAATGTCAGATAAGTTTCATTATCAGAAGATGAATAAAGAGGTCTGACATGAGTAGCAGCATTTACATAGAGTCTCATTCTATGGGTAGATGCGTTTGTAATATCTACGATAGCATTACCACAAGTAAAAGTCTGTTGGTTGTCACCAGCCGAAGCCATTTGTCCTGATGAATGAGCAACAGTAGAATAGTTACTACCACTATCTGTACTTATCTGTAAATAATACCCAACAAAAGCTAGGTTTTGATTGGCAGCCCTTTGAGAAGTGACATGATAATCTACCTTATAAATACCAGTTGCAGGGAAAGTAAATATACCACTAGAATGTGTCATACCAGTTCCTATCTGAGCAAAATTAGTATCATTTCGTTCAAACCCACTTATATATGTATCATCAGTTTCTCCATTATCTGAAGAAACTCTCCATTGGTCTGCCATCGCTAAACCACCAAGCCCAGTTGATTTAGCACTTGTGACTGCACCATCTGCTATCTTTGCTGTCGCCACTGCATTTGCAGCTAGCATATCAGTATCAACTATTCCATCAGGTAGACCTCCTACTGAGATTCCTGTTATTGTTCCTGATCCGTTGATTGTTACTGGCATAACTATAAGATAACAAGGATTGCACCAGAAGGCACAGTTATTGTGACTCCGTTATTAATTGTAGGACTCACAGTATGTGCGTGTTTATTAGCTGTAATACTGTAAGAAGTTGTTGCAGTTTGATCCGATTCAAAAAATACTTCATCTGTACCTCCTCCCGTAGCTCCAGCCCCTCCTCCTATAGCACCCCAAGCACCATTGTTATAGCCTTCAAACTGATTAAGAGTTGAGTTATGTCTAAACATACCAACAGCAGGGCTACCATCTCTCTGAGCCGTTGTACCAGATGGTATGGTCAGACTAGATGTATAGTTATGCGTTATCTTTCCTGTAAAAGTACCTCCAGCTTGAGGCATCAATCCTAAATTAGTACTAGCTGCTGTTCCTACAGTTACATATCCATTATTTGCTGCATTTCTTATCTTTAAAAGTCCATCAGATGTATCAACGTGCCATTGGAACGCAAAATTAGTTGTTAATGCACCAGATTTACTATTATTTGATGCAATAGCCTGTAAAACATTATTGATGTCTGCTCT